GATCAACTACAACCCATCGTGGGGTCTTGTTAACCCGATACGGGATATACAGACTGGTTTAGCTTTTGCTATTTCAGAGCTTGACGCAAAGGGTGGCCGGCTTGAAGGCAAGTTTGACGGAGTTACTGACCTTGTTGGAAAAGTAGGCAAGTCATACATGCCCTCTCTCAAGGCGTTCTACAGAGCGCGCAGAGGTTCTGAAGGTAAGACTGAGGAAGCAAGAGAGTACGATCAGTACGCTAGCGAATACATCGAGGACGGTGCTCCTACTGGCCTTTCTGTCGCAAAGTCGTTAGAAGAGCAGCAGGCCAGATTTGAAACGATCATGGGGCAGTCTGCTAAGGCAAAAGGCATCAATAAGCTACGGCCTTTCTTTGACTGGGTCGAAGATGCCAACCAGACGACTGAGAATGCTGCCCGGTTATCTACCTATATAGAGGCCAGAAAGGCGGGTGTAGAGCGTGCAGATGCCGCAACTCTAGCAAAAGACTTGACGGTTAACTTTAACCGCAAGGGTGAGTATAGCTCCGCAATTGATAGCTTGTATTTATTCTTCAATGCCGCCGTTCAGGGTAACGTCAACATTATTAAGGCGCTAGCCCGCGGCAAGAAAGACGGAGGCGTTAGCAAGGCTCAGACTGTGGCAGCAAGCATGGTGATGTTTGGCTTCGCTAGAACATTGGCCAACATCTCAATGGCCGGTGAGGATGACGACGGAGAATCGAACTACGTTGACTACAACGAGTATGTGATGAAGACCGCCATGGTGTTCACAGATGGTCGTCAGGGCTATGCAATGCCAATGCCGTACGGCTATGGTCTGTTAGACAACATCGGTCGGTTCGGTGCAGAGATGGCAATGGGCATCAAGACGCCGGAGCAGGTGTCTGTGGATTTAGCCACATCTGTCGATCATCACTTCAACCCCATGAGTTTGCACGCAACTGGTGACGATAGAGACCTGATCGAAAGCGCAATCCTAAAAGGCATGTTCTTCCTTAGTCCAGACATTGGTGACATGGCTATCGAGCAGATTGCCAACATCAACTTCTTTGGATCTAACGTAACCATTCCTCAAAACCCGCTGATGGTAGAAAGACCTGCGGCATATGCCTCAAAGCGCGGTACAAACGAAGCCGTAACCGCAATCACTGAGTTCCTTAATGACATTTCAGGGGGCAGTGAGTATCGCAGCGGCGCTGTGGACCTTAATCCAGAGAGAATCATGCACTTCTACGAGTTCTTAATGGGTGGCGTAGGTCGATTCTTGGATGACTCGTCTGACACTGTGATGAAGATGGCTTCCGAAGAGCCTGATCTCTTCCCTAAAGACATTCCCATACTGCGTACCTTTGCTCCTATGGCGAGCGAGTACTCAGACAGGGTCACCTTCTACAGTAATCGTGGCGACTACCAGCAGTATAGAAAAGAGTACAAAGAATCGACACCAGCTGACCGTAGAAACTTACAGCAACGATTTGGCCCAAGGCTGTATCAGTTCGAGATTACTCACAAACAAATTGAGAAGCAGCTTAGAGACCTTAGAAAGAGGAAGAAGGCTTTGTACGATGACAAAGTGATTGACTCGATGATGAGGTGGAAAAAGTTGCAAGCTATTGCTGAGAGAGAAGAGCGACTTTACGACGAATACAACAAGCGATTCGAGTCGGTAAGACCGTAAAGGTTCAACTCATTAGAGAAATCGTTGCGGCACGAGGCTTCTCTAAGTTATTGATTTATAAGGAAACCCGTAGGTTTACCTTGCCAAGGTACAGGTCGCCAGTTCGAATCTGGTTTCCCGCTCCATTCACTCTAAGCCCCTGATTTCTCAGGGGTTTTTTGTTTCTGAAGGGCTTGGACCCATCCAGTGTACAACTTTCACCTTTTTTGTTTTGAACGATGTACCCAAAATCAAGGTTCAACTCGCTCTCAACTTGCCCTCAATGCGACTTGCAGCGTCCAACTTATGGAAGTTGCTCATGTGGGTATAGCGCTGTAACGAATTAAGCGAACGCCATCCACCAATCTCCATCAGCTCACGAGTGTCAGTCTGAGCTTGGAAGTGCCACGTCGCAAACGTGTGTCGCATTGTATGAAAGCTTGTGCCCTTAGGTAGTCCGGCTAAGTCCACAGCCTTCCGCCAAGTCTTATTACAGACCGCGCTACGACTGAACGGCTTGCCGTTATCCTGAACAAAGACGCCGTCAATCTTGCCTCGCAAAAATGGTCTGCGCTTTACCAATTCCTCTTGAGCACGCTCACGTCTTTTTAAGATGTCGCGTGCATCACCATTCAGAGGAATGAGTGCCGGCTTACCATTCTTTGTTTCGGTCGACTCAATCGACATGTACCTACCGTCCTTGCTTATCTGAGACCAGCGTAGTGTCCGTACGTTGTTGTTGCGTTGTCCGCAACTCAAGGCAAACTCCACCATGTCCGCTCTCAGCGGGTCTAGCCATCTCAATAAAGATCTAACTTGACCCGGGTCTAAGTGCAACTCTCTCATCGCTTCCGGCAATGTCTCGATTTTTGGCACACCCTCAATGACTTCAAGCTTGTCCCGTGCGTAGCACAGTGTCAGCCGTAAGTACTTGAGGTACGTGTTCACAGTCGAGTTACTAAGACCGTGCTCGTAAAGCAGCTCCTCTTGCAGATCGTTAATGTCTTTAGCCCGGATAGTAGAAATGTTTCTATTACCCCAGCGCTCGACCATCTGCTTGATCGCTAGTTTTGCCGCACGACTCTTATCATTACCTCTGCGTGTTTTTATTTTTAAATACCGCTCTGCTACATCTTTGAACTTCATATGACTCTCCGTGTGTATGAAGCCCCGCACCGCAGCTATACCTTATCAAAAAAAGGGGGGCGTTTCCGCCCCCAATCACAAGGAGCCACCTTTCGGGGCGGCACGTTTTTTAGTCACTGGTGTGCCAAGCCAGTCAGGAACTCGGGTACCTATCAGACCCGAGGACTAATTAACAACCTCGCCTTCTGCCACTTCCTCTGCCTCTTGGGGGAGGGGTTCCGGCAGAAGCTTTTTAGCATCAGCCAAGGTTGAGTCTGCACCGGCTCGAGCTGCCTCAAGTAAAGGTGTCAGCATCTGGATTGCTTGGTTAGCTTGTTGAACGAGTGCCAGCATCTGGCGAGGTCGCTCTCCAATCTCTTGAAAGTTGTACGACTTACCGTCGATACTAATTGTTTGATCACTCATCTTTTATGCTTACTCCTAGCGTTGTTTCGTAAAAGTTCATATGACCTTGGCGCTTGCACCAAGATCCTTGCTTGTGGGACGACCCTATTCTTGCTGAGGTCACCTCGCCCACAAATCTCACAGAAGTCATCAGGCGTGTACCAGTACTCCTGAATTCCTACGAGAGCTATTGAGACTGTGGGGCTGACCTCTAGGATCTCACCACCAACAGTCATAAGTTGTTCAACACAGCCGTCTTTGGAATACACATTTAAGAGACAATCTTGCTTGCCCTTGTGGTCCCGGACGCGTCGAACCCATATTTTGTGCTCGAACGTAGTCTCTGGACTTTGGGGGTCCATGTTCTTTCCCCCGTATAAGACGCTATCGACAGCTCGCGTTAGCCGTAAACCCATATCAATACCTTTAAAACGGAATGTCTTCCTCGGGAAAGTCAGCTTGCTGTGGTGCAGGCTGTGGGGCTGGCTTGTTTGCAGGTTTGTTGGGTAACCAGAACTCGACGTTCAGCTGAGAGACTTCGCCATCGCGCTTCTGTTCAGCAACTTCTAGGTTGTATCTAAAGGCGTCACCGCCATTGATATCGAGTGCTCCCTGCAACTTATCGATCATGTCCTGATCGATCTTCAGCCAACCGTCGAAGCTTGGAATCTTCAGCGCTTGCTGCTCTTTACTTAGATCTGTAAACCAGCCGTACTGCTTGAGCTTGTTGTACTTCTCAAGTTTTTTCTCTCGATCTAGCGGGTAAAGGCGCCCCTTACCAGCATTAATTGCCTCGAAGGCAGTAGGTTTATTTTGCATTAGTCATCTCCGATTGATTTGATTGATGATTGCAGTGAATTACTCTGCCGACGCCATTCGTCGATAGAGCTATCTTTCTCTAGCAGGGCTTGTTCCCCGCCAAGAAATTCAAATGCCCCGCGGAAATCCACCGGAGGAGTTTTCTTGATGACCTGTATAGACACGAATCCGTTGGTGATTGACCGCTCGTACTTTTTAACTAGCTCTTTCTTGAGTGCGTCACGGCTAGCCTTGAGGTGGTCTAGGTCTTGAAGTGCTTGATAGTTCATGACCTCAATCTCATTGATCTTGCCTTGAATGTCGGCAAGCTCAGACATCTGGTCATCTTGGATTTCATCGTAGTCAGGCTTCAGCGGATCAAGGTGCTTTTGAGCCCGTTCAGGATCGGCAGCTTCAGCTTGAATGAAGTCATACCAAGCCTTGAACAAATCAAGTCTAGTGACGGACCCCTTTTTTGGTGTTGGCAACA